GGTGTTCTGACCTACCTTACCGATAGCTCGAAGACCGAAAGCACCATTAGCATTTGCCATTGGATTTCTCTCCTAGTTTAAATTAACTCTGATCGCTTGCGCGACCTCCGAATGATACACGACTTTGCCGTTCATTTTTGATCGGCATTGAGGGGTGTTGTTCCCTCATCAGGTCCTGGTCAACAGCTACCATCTGATCACGGGTCCGATCCCGATAGTATTCGGTGCGTTGGTCAACTGTCTCTTCAGGTATACGGGCTAAAACTAACCCGCCTACGCCAATGACTCCAGCATGCTTGCCTTCATCTATGGTTGGTGCGTCAAAATCAGGATGCTCTTCTGCTCGAACTAATTCCCATCCTTCACGTAAACGTGCATGCATGTTCATTCTATCGTCCTCGCCACGAATAGCAGTCCTAATCCAACGATGTACATACCCTGGGGGTGGCTCTGGAGCATCTAGCTTCTGAGGTGGTGCCCAAGGTTTAGGTCGTGCAGTTCCTGCACGAGTTTTTGCCGCTCTAGGTGTTCTTTCCGTCATGGTTCTCCTCACTTTACATGTTTTGCATAGTCTTCAAGAGAAACGCCAAGTTTTTTTGCTATCGCAACTTGTGACGGTGTTAACTTGACGGCTCTGCGCCCCTTTTTTGTACTGCGGGAAGCGGAACTATCAGCAGAAGCGACTCTGGCAGTTCCCCCGTTGGTTGTATTATTCTCAAATTTTTGAGGAAATTCAACCCTTAATCTTTTATCTAGCTCAGAATAGTAATCATCTGATGTTAAGTCAAACCCCTCGTTAGCCAAATCCTCGTGTATTGCATAAGCTCCAACCGTCATAACACGATCATTTCCAAACCAATCATTACGATCAGCCCATGCTTTGGCCTTTGGGTCAGGGTTTGCTGCTGGTTGTTGTTCTTGCGGTTGTTGTTGTTGTTGAACAGCCGCTTCATTTTTTTCTTCACGAGCTTTGATTACTCGTAACCTTTCCTCGTCAAGTGTGATACGGGCAATAGCTTGATTTGCCGCAACGATAGCATCAGAGTCTCCGCTATCATAAGCATCTTTAAATGCTTTTTTAGCTTGTTCTAGCTGAGATCCAACTCTTCCCTCGTATTGAGCATTATACCCTTTATTAAGAGTTGTATTTCTTTCTTTTAACTCTTCGTTTTCTTTGCGAAGAGCTTCAGCGTATCGAATAGCCTCTTCTTTATCTCTTTCCTCTTGCCTTCGTGCGGTAACCAGTTTTTTAATCCTGTTTTGAACAGATTTACTATACTGATCTATCTCCTCTTCAGAGTTTTCTTGAGTTTCAACTTCACTAGTAGAAACTTTTTTTTCACTTTCTTGCAAAGTATCTTGAGCTTTGTTCTCAACATCAACAGTCTCTGACGTAGTGCTGTTGTCGTCCAAAATAATTTCAACATCTTCGTCAACCTCTTGCTTGATTGCCTCTTCAGCCATAATAACCTCCTTAGATATGCTTTATGTCATCTGGATCTAAAATAGTAGCGATAACCTCATCATCATTAATGATGCGAACCTCTCCGCCATCAATAGTAAAACGAGCCCCCGCGTATCTACCTATACAAACCCAGTCACCTTTTTTACACCACGGTTTTGCTTTAGACCCAAACTTGGATTCATCAACATATGCTAGCGGTCCAACCGCTAATACATAACACACAACCGTAGCAACAGCCTCCCTTTCAACAATCTGATCAGGAAGATAAACACCTCCGTCTGTTTTAGCTTTCCCTTTGTAGGGCATAACTAAAACCCGCCAACCTGTTGGTTGTGGAAGTCTTTGTACAAGTGATTTATCTAGGAGTGACGGATCTAAAACTCGATCCTTTTCTTCAATATATGCAACTTTTGCTGTGGGTTTATTCTTTTCTGCGACCTCATTAGGTACGTAAAGTGTCTTCGACATCTTCTTCTGTTTTCTCCAGCAGGGACTTGATTTCATCTCTAGCAAAGCGAAGGCCCTGTACCTCACCTACTAGCTGGCGGTATTGCGACATATCTTGCGCCATACCGTTTGTCAGAAGAGAGGAGATCTCCTCCTCTCTTCCTTGATACACCTTATACAGGTGTCTACACAAATCGACAACATCCACGTTCTTAACGCTTCTTTACCATTCCACCACCTCGCATGCCCATTTTCTTGGGAACCATTCCACCACCTCGCATGCCTGTTTTCTTTTTAGCTGGTGTTTTCTTTCTAGTCATTTTCTTGGCTTTTTCCTTGGCTTTTTTAGCCATACCTTTTCCTCTTACACCTGGCATTTTAACATTCTCCTATAAGCACGTTTTCTTTCACGAAAATAAGGATTACTAATATACTCTTTCAAGTTTTCATAGTATCCCCGCATCGACAACTTGTCGGACGCTTCTTGCAGTTTTGATAACCTTTGAACAAAAATCATAGTATATGATCTATCAACAATAGGTTCAAAACCTACATCTTCACTATCAACTTCATCATAAGGATGATACCCCATCAACCAAATATCTTTCCTCCAAAGATTTTCATTGTAGTCTTCAATGCATCTATGAAAAACTTTTGTCTCCTCACAAAAAGAAAGATCTACAATAATTTCAACATCGTAAGAATCATCAAAATTATCGATAGTTTTATTTAAGAGAGCCAACCTATTTTGCTCTATGTTTTGCACATGAATTTTTACCCTTCCACTGTCCCAAGCATTTTTTGCAAAAGGACACACAGGTAAGTTATTAAGAGTTTCATCTGGCGTTTCTAAAGATACTTTAGACCAAAGACGAATCTCTTCCTTAACACTATCAGATAAACAAGTACTATCCATGTTTTAATACGTACCAGAAAACTTAGTGCCTTTGATAGCAGCACCTGTGCCAACTGACCCACCGTGGCTGAAGGATGGTATATTTAACTGTTTTCTTGCCTCTTTTATTTGCTCTGGAGTGGCGTTACGTAATGTTTCTTTAGACATCCTAGCATCCTCAGTAGTGGGATCCTGTGCATCATTCATAATGCCCAATGCTTCTATAACATCAGCGTCTGAAACTTTTTTCTTATCAGTCATTTAAAACTCCTAGTACACGCCAGAAAATTTAGTGCCTTTGATAGCGGCTCTTGTTCCACGTGAAACATTCTGACTAGGTGCCTCAACTTCACCACCATGCATAAACTCAGCGGCCAAATCTGGATCTATTTTATTTTGAACCGATTCAGGCAACATATTGAAGCCCTTCTTTTCTGGAGGGATCATTCCACCTTTTTGAAAAGAAGAGGATCTTTGCATATCTTTACGATTAGGTTTTACTTTGTTCAACCCTTTTCTCATTCCTCGCTCTAATGGATTACCAAAACGATCACTCATCAAAATAGATTCAATGGTATTACCTACTCTTACATTACGAACTACTGGTCCTATAGAGCTATCTTTATCTCTTTTTCTTGGCATCATTTTCTCCTTGACTTGCGTTTAGCACCTTTAATTACACCCTTGTTAACAGAGGCATAAAAAACTTTTTCACCCTTCTTAGACCCATATGTTTTCTTCATGGATCGTTTAATCTTAGAACCTTTTTTTGTTAATGGCATCTTATTTCGATATTTTCTTATACTTTTCGAAGGAACGTAAGCCCCCCAATCCGAGCATACCGAGTAACACAGGCATCATCTCCGACAGATCAAGTGTCGGCAAAGTTACAAGATTTCCCGTCTGTGCCAAAACAAAAATAGTAATGGGCTGTATAATGTACGCATAACACATCGCAATACCACATGACCAACCGATGAAGGGCCTCCAGCCAGACACAAAAATATTTCGGTGAGCTGCTTCCTGTTTGTTGATTTCAAGTTGAGCAATATCAATTTGAGCGAGGTGCGTTGCAAGCTGTTTTTCTATTTCTCTTTCAGCCGCCGCCCTTTTTTCTTTATCTTCAGGGAGAAAACGACCAATGACATTAGTAACTGTAGGTAATATTGAAGGTAAAAGTGCCTGTATCATTATACGTTCCTATATGAGTAACGTGTGCCCTCCAGAGTATTATCAAACTCTTCTTCGATTTCTTTAATGCGACCTTCCAAGACCCTTATTGTTGTCCAGAAGTGACCCATGCCGCCACCCTCTTTCTCTGCCCTTGCTTTTAATATTTCAATCTCATCTTTAAGAATACCGACTTTATTGAAACCAATGCTTGACATCATTTTCTTGAAGCTCCCATAGCCTGGAATCCAAAAAAAGCACTAATAATTCCTGCGCCTGAAATATAAAATAAATTACTGAGATCAGTCAAAACAGATATACGAGACTCAGGTAATAGAAACATAGCAACTGTAAAAACCAACATTGATATAGCCGTTCCAATGGTTATCCGTTCTTGAGTTTTATACTTTCTGTGAGCATCATGAGCTTGCACGATAGAAAGTTCATGATCTGATACCGTCCCATCTCCATCAACATCTAAATCATTAAATTGTGATTTCTCTTCAAACTTCTTTGGTGCCATGATTTAACCCCTTTGTCTTTGTGCATTAATCCTCTCACGGTTTACATCAGCACGAAGTTGAGCAATGTCTTCTTGACTTTCTATCCTAGCCGCGTCCGAAAGGGCTCGTTGCTGTAGTTTTTGTTGTTCTAACTGAAGATCAAGTTGATCTGCCTGTGCTTTGCGCTGTGTGTCAGCCGCTTTGATAGCCAATTCTTGCTGTCTAATTTGTACAAGAGGATCTGGTGCCTGCCCTTGTGGTGTGATAGCAGCGACAAACTCCGCAGTAAATTGCGATTCTAACTCTGCGACACGTCTTTCAAGATCCTCAGGTGTAATAGCCGCCGCCTGATCTAAAGGCATTGACCGTTGCATCTGTGTCTGTTCTTGTGTTTGTCCAGGTATTGCAAAGCCTTGATCACTATAGACTTGAGCAACAGCAGACTGTTCTACCGCCTGCTGCTGTACCTGTTGTAGCTCTTGAGTAGCAATAGCTCTAGCTTTCAATGATATATGCTCCTGTATGTGTCCTATTAAAATACCCTGTATAGGGGGAGAGGCCACCACGATGGGCATCTGTAAAAACACGATGTGTGTTTGAATATGTGCGTCATGATCTTGTCCTTCAAAAGCCTGTAACAGGTTACCAGCCAATGCACGAGCGTTTTCAATAGACGGGTCTGTTGGGACTGGTTCTTGTGGTGGTGGCAATATCTCATCAATATTCTGCACCTCCAAAGCCTGATACATGCGTTTCATCGCCTGATACATATTGTGCATATCTGGAGAGGACTGGGCAAGCTGTAACTGTGTCTGCGCTAATGCAACACGTTGTGCCATCGAGAAGATATTAGGATCACTAACAGGAAGCACATCAATTCGGCCATCAAAGTCTTGTTGAAAGATCTGACTTGATGCGCCAACAGGTTCATACGGATACACCGCATTCTCAGAAAATATTCTTGCTAAAAGTCTAAACTCATTTCTTTGTGCATAGTGTAGACGTTTATGTATAGCTGACATTACTTTCATGCCACGCTCAAGCATGGCAACAGTAGTGCCAACAGGTGTTTCTTGATTCATATTACTGATCTGTTGATCAGCGATAGAAACAAATCTACGTCCCGCATCAATCAAAGATCCCAGTAACTGAGTAAGTGTAGCTGATGGTTCTTTAAAAGGCAGTGGTATTAACGAAGCTCTAATATCCCCGCCAGGGGCATCTATGTCTCTAAACTCACCAGGATTAAGAGGTTCATCATCGTTACGTATTCGAATACCTCTAGCTTTGAACCCTGCCGGTAAGTTGGCAAGTGTACCAGCATCCATAAGCTGTCTTAGTATTCCTGTGACAGCGCGACCTAATCCACCAATCATGTGGATTAAACCAAAACCGTAAAAACCTAACCCTGGTAAAAATTTATAATGAACAAAGTATTGCCGCTTTCTTTTTAGCGGGTCACCTTCGTCATAGTTCCTTGTAATCGACAGAACCTGTCCTGATCCATGATCTAACGTAACAATGTAAGGCAACTTAATACCTGTCTCTTCGCCATCCGCGCTTCTGTCTTCGAAACCCTCTATGTCAAGATCCGTATGTATTTCAAGAATTGTGTATTCGTCATCCATATTATTAGGGCTGACACCCTCAATCTCAGAGGTCTTCTCTCGAACCATATCTTCATATTCGTTACTATCAGGAGATAGGTCTATATCCCTATAAATCCCTGCAACCTGTAACTTACGAATAGAGTTCTCAGACATCCTAAGAACATGTGTAATGCGACTGCTAGTTGCTAAATCTGTGCAAGAGTATGGGACAACCAAGTCTTGCGCCTGCACAAAACGCGACACGCCTCGCCCTAAAGCAGGGTCGTAATATACTTTCTTAAATGCTGAACCTGATAAAGGCAGATAGAAAAGCAATTGATCCAGATCAGGATCAAACTCTTCCATGACCTCTGTGATCATATAGTTCATGTAATTCTTAACACGAGAAGCCTGCGCTTCTGTTTCTGTGTTAGATACACCGATGACCTGTGTTCTAACTGGACCACCAGCAGGCAGTAACTCTTTGTACGCCTGCGCTTGGAACTGTGTAACAGATTCTGAGATTAAAGGATGGGTAACACCTGAAGCTCCCTGAAAAGGCTCTGCCCGTTCTTCTTGACGTATACCTAGAAGATCAAGACCTCTGGTATACGCTTCTTCCCACTCTGATCGTGAACTAAGGTCTTCTTCATACATTGATGTTAGTTGAGATGATATCTCTCCTAACTCTTGGTCTTCAATCAGTTCAGCTAAATTAGCGTCATGAGGAACTTCAGCTATAGCAACTTCTGTTTCGGTGACGGATTGAACAACCGCTCCTCCATCATCGTCCATAGTAACTTCAGCACCACCCTCAAAATCTGGAGCCTCCTCAACTTCAACGACTTCTCCAGGCACAGATTCTATGCCACTATCAATTAAAGATCCTATATTTGTCGCCATAATCTATACCTATCCGTAATAAATTCGCTGACGCGGTTCATACGTATCATCAGCCTCATCAGAGTCAAGAGTTAAAAACCCACCTCGCCTAAAACGAATTAAAGCCATGGTCATGCTATCACAAAAGTCGTCATGTTCACCATGGGGAAAAGCTGCACACTCCTCAATTAGTTCATCCGCAAACTTTTTTTCTGGAGCCCACACCATACCTGATTCAAAAACAGGAGCAACCATATGCATCCTCGTAAATTTATCTCTACCTTTTGATGGAGTGTAGTTCATTACAGGTATGCCTGTCGATCTTAATTCGTCAGTAAGTGGTGTACCCGAAGCCTTGGCCTCAACAATAACCATATCAGGATCCCAATATTCGTATTCCTCATACGCTACCTGTTTAAGTTCTGGAAAGTTCCAACGTCCCCGTCTGGCATCCATAAGAATAATGTTATCAGGACCACCATCCTCTGGTTTAAAAACACCCCATGTGGTGATAGCAGAGTAGTCTGCTGTTTCTTTCTTACTAAATGCTGTGTCATAACTTTGTATAATATAGGAAACAGGTGGAATTTCTTCAGGTTCCCACGTTTGCCACCATTCTTTTTTAATAATCGCACCCTCTTCGGCAACAGGATGCTGTTGCCATTGTGCATTCCATTTTGACACCGGCAACGAAGCCTTAACCTTTAACAGATCATCTTTGTTCCAAAACTCTGGCCACAACGGTTTGCCAGAAGGCATAATGGCTGGAAACTCTACGACTTCCCATTCATCCGCCATGACATCCTGGCCTGATGCTTTTAACAGCTTGCCGGTCAGGTCTGTCAGTCCCCATCGTGTCATAACAACAATAATCGCACCACCAGGCTGTAGTCGTTGTCGAGGACCGGACGTGTACCATTCAAATGCCTGATCAAGAGCATTGTCCGACATAGCATCCTGTTCTGAATGCGGATCGTCAATAATAAACAAGTCTGCACCACGACCTGTAACCGCCGCACCAACACCAGCGGCAAAGTATTCACCGCCGCTTGATGTCCCCCAACGCCCCGCCGCCTTGTCATCAGCCTTTAGCTCTGTGTCTGGAAATATATCAATATACTGATCAGAGTTAATTAAATCCCGCACCTTACGACCAAAGCGCACGGCAAGTTCTGTGTTGTGCGTTGCTTGGATAATCTTGAGTTTTGGATTGCGTCCCAAGAACCATGCAGGCATAAGATAGCTAGCAAATTCTGATTTACTATGACGCGGCGGCATATTAACAATTAATCGTTTCAAATCACCCCGCGCCACTCGCTCTAACTTCTCTGCAATAAGCCTATGGTGATACCCCTCGATAAATCCGTCATAGACGTGATGCACAAAAGACATGAAATTATCTTGTGCTTTATCCCGTAAATCTATTCTTTTCTTAGCCTCAACAAGATTAAGAATTTCTTTCAGTGCTTCTTCTGGTAAAGTTTCAAGTTGCAAGGTTATTTCTTCTCTGTTTTAGGTTCTTCGGCAACGAATGTTTTTATCGTTGAATCCACAAGTTTAGGCATACATGAAGCTATATATGGCAAATTAACTAACCGCGCCATAATTCTACAGTCCTCCATGGTTCGATACGGCACCTCACTTAAAGTGTGGTTAAACGATGAAAGAACGACAAGCATAAACACCAGTTTCAATTGTTTGCGCTGTTAACTAAAACAGATTTCATGTATTAATCTCCTTAACAGGAATACAAGACACTTGAGTTATAATCCCTTTGCTTCCAGGATAAACAAAATCAATAAGATCATGAAGAGCCCCATAGTGATTAGTAGCATGTTCAAAGCATTCCTGCATCTCGTTAAAAAACAAAGGTTTTCCGTTCAATGTCCCAACTTTAATGGCATTAGTAGAATCTGGAGGTACCGGAGTAGTAAACAAAAAAGTAATAACAAGAAAAAATTTCATACGTTCCCCTCCGTTATAACCAGATAAAGCATAAAACCAATAAAGGAGAACACCCCTGCTATAAATAAAACAATCAAGCCTGCTATGATTATATCTCGTTTTTTCTTTTGTTTTTTCGCAACGTCATCTCGTTCCTTCTTTGCCTGAAGTCGATACTCCCTTTCAAGTTGGATAAACTGATCCCAAGATCCAGGACGACCATATAACTGCAAAAACTCTCGCAGCTCATCTCTCTGTCTTTGAATAGTTTGCATATGTACAAGTGTCTCAACAGCCCTCTCACTTGCACTGCCGCCAAGACGAGATGTTTTCTGAGAGTGCTCTTTCTGCACAGCAGAGCATCCCGCTACCCATTTACTTAAAGCAGAAGCGCAATCCGTGACTTCACGTCCGTTCTGAATCGCTTGTTTAATAACTCCAAAGGCGGAGTTAGCCATCTTGATGCCAGCAATAGCACCGCTAATTGTTAAAGGGTCCATAATTCACACCCCTTAGGTGAAGAGTCTCCGATTCAGTATTGCCAACTGTTGCTGAAGGTCAGCTATACCACCTGGTCTTGTATACTCCAAGTTTCTGGTAAAAGGAACAACCTGACCAAACTGAGTAGAAGGTGTAAATGGTGTCGATGCGGCAAAAGGCAAGATCTCAAAAGGACGCGGTGTTATTTCTTCAACCGGATCTGTTGGCGTTTTTTCTTCCTCCGGCTTTACAACAACAGGGGTCTGTTCACTTCCTTGCTCCTCTATCAAACCTCCCAATAGATCGACATCTTCCGCAAGCAGATCTTCTGGTAATGCAGCGGCTTGTGCCGCATCTGCCACCGCTTGTTCTTCAAAAGGATCTGTGATGACATCTTCCGGTGTTGTTACAGCATTAGGTGTAAACTCCCCTGGTCCACTGCTCATAGCTATTGGATCTAGATTAGCTTGTTCGGCATCTCTCTCCCCTGGTGCACTGCTCATAGCTATTGGATCTTCATTTGTAAATGTATCAGGAAAACCCGCTCTGTTAGGGTCACGGCTCTGTCTGGTGTATGCATCTGCCTGTGTCACAGTTGCAAGGCCAAGATCTTGCGCTGCCCCCATACCCATAACGGCAGGACCGGCACCTTGACCTCTATCGAAAGTGCCTTGCCTCTCGCTCAAAGCCGCCTGCGTTGCTCTACCCGCTAGATCCTTCGGTGCTAAATCCAAACCAAGATCAAAAAGATCTGGGTTTAAAGCCGACATCGCCAGTCCTGAAGGAGTTGCTATACTTCCCAGGGTTGAAAGCCCTTGAGCCGCTTGACTTCCCGCAACAGCCGCTACATCAGTAAGAGTGCCTGTCGGACCAGGCGTGTAGCTAAACTGACCTTGTGCATCTACACTGACATTTACATCACGGCCTTGAGCTTTAGCGTTTTCTTGAATCGCTTTGGCTATATCTCGATCAGACCTTTGAACGTCATCCTCGACCCTATCAAAGTAACTCTCTTGTTTAGGTCCAAACTCTAATCCAAAACCATCTTCATCCTTAAAACCCGCTAGGTCGTTGTAACCAATGCTGACTTCACCTACCTCATTTAACTGATTAATTGCTTCATCCACAGCGGCTGTGTCAAACCCGCTCAAATCAGCCACGTTACCCGAAACACTAGCTGCCGCTATATCAGTGGCTGCTTGTGCCGCATCTGTAGTCGAGTAATCAGATAGATCTCCAACAGCACTAAAAGAGGCTTCTGCTTGTTCAGCCGTTAGACCAGGAGCGTCCGTACTGAGAGCATCAAAGTCATCAGTTATACCAGCGGCTGCGGCAGCATCAGCACGATCAGCTGCCGCTTGATTAGACTCAGGATCATCAGCAGTTCTGCCTTGTAGATCCGTGTTAGGGTTGAAATCACCTTCTCTCTCTATATCATCAACAGCATCATCACCAGCATCACCGTCACTATTAAAACACCAACGGCCAAGACGTGCTTCCATCGCTGTCATGCCAAACTGCTCATGCAACGGTGTCGGAGAATCCGTCCACATAGGACGATCCCAAGGATGTATTGAAATGTTACGCATGCTTTAACCTCTTAAACGATCTGCGGTGACCACCCTTCGCACCACGGCGAAAATACGCAATGTCATGATCAGAGAACTCATCCGCCAATTCCTTATACAACTCACGTGCTATACTATACGCATCTCCAAAAGGTGCAATAAAATCTACCACCCATAATGAACCACGGTTCGAGAACCAATCTTCAGGTTGCAACTTCCTCGTACCAGCCATATACCCATCCTCTACCGCACTCTCCATCAGCATACAACTGTAAAGGCAACGAGGAGAACTGTCACGATAAATAATTCTGGCACGGCCAGCCTTAAAAGCAGGAACCGTTAACCGATAAAAATGATCTATGCGTATCGAACAATGAACCGAAGACTGTGTCCAAAGATACACCGCATCTGCAATGAATTTATCCATAAATAAATTTTAGCGGCTTGGGACTCCTAAGGCAAGTTGTAAGTAACATGGGGGTGTGGTATATTAAAAAGATGGAGAGAGCCCTACAAATTGTCGGCTTTAACAGTCGTAACGACCGCCAGAAAGACGACTACTACGCAACACCCACTGAAGCCACACAAGCATTGCTCGCCGTGGAAACTTTTGAAGGTTCAATCTGGGAGCCGTGTTGTGGAGAAGGACACATCTCAAAAGTGTTACTCGAAAATGGTTACAAGGTTCATAGTACAGATCTCGTGGACAGAGGGTACGGTGTTCCGCGCATCGATGCACTTATGGAAAGACAACATAGCACCAGCGTCATAACAAACCCACCGTATAAAAACGCATTAGAATTTGCTGAACATTTTACAGACTACGCCGACAAAACAGCCCTGCTACTTAAATTAAACTTTCTTGAAGGCGTGAAGCGTAAAGAGTTTTTTCAACGTAAACCTCCTGTGCGTGTACACGTGTTCTCCGCCAGACAAGCGTTGATGAAAAATGGACACCGGTACGAGGGCGGTGGAATGATGGCCTTGGCCTGGTTTGTTTGGGAGAAGGACAGTTGTGAGTTGCCCACAATTAGTTGGATCTAGGATCATGGAACGGAAATACATGGAAATAAATTTACGGAACTAACATATATAGAACACATAGCACGACACATCCCCCTGAATCTGACCCCTCCCCCATGCCGCGCCGCGCTCGCATAAAAAGAAAAGCGGCCAAGTAACACCTGACCGACTCCAACCTGTGGATAAGTTTTAAAAATAATAATATATTTTGTATTTTATTGTGTTTTATTGTGCTTTTTTGTTTGACAATGTGGCATGCTGCATGGTAAGACATTTATGTCTTAAACGACACAACAAACAGAAAGGCAAAAGACAATGGTATATCAATTAAAAACAGATCACATTAAGAACAGTCAGATAAAAGAAGCTGTTCAGGATTTACACCTAGAGTTTCAAAAATTGAGAACACCCCTAAAAAATAGGTATTGGGATCTGCATCAGCAGATTGAGATTCTTAAAGCTTATAGAGAGGGAATTAAGGAAGAACTACACGCTAGCGGTCAAGCACATTATGAAGTACGCTACGGGGATAAGTGGATGTCTTCTAAAAAACTGAGTCCTGTATTGCGAGAGATAGCGTTACGCTATGAACTGTTACAGGAAGACGTTGCAACACGTTATCTCGTGGTGAACAAGTAACCAACTAGGGGAAGCTTAGGCTTCCCCACAACTTGAAAGGTGAAACAATGACAAACTCATATTCAACAGCTTTAGATCCATATGTTTGTAGAGATTTTTTTGATGAATGCACGGCCGATCTAAAAAAGCCCAAGGGTTGGAAAGATAGCACATGGGGGAATGATGTATGTTCTTCATGGTCATTCGATGGTTACCAAGTTTTTATCGATCACCCTGACCCCAACGAACGTGAACTTGGTGCAGATATTCCACGTTTCAGAATTATTTTAGAAAAAGAATACGGCACTCATCAAACATGGTTTCATGAGTGCGACACATGGGACGAAGTCTTAAACGCCATTAAAAAAAGGGAAAGGTGAAACAATGAAAAACTTCGGAATATTATTCTTACTTGCATCGGGACTACTAAGCTTAGTCGTTGGGATGGAAAGATTGTGGGGCATTGCCGCGCCGCTCGACATGTTGCTAGTAATCATAGGTAATTGCGTAGTCGTGTATGTATTATGCGAGATTTTTGGGGAGAGAAAAGAAAATGAGAGATAAAGACATTATAACACGATCGGCAATACGCACTCGTTATCATGGCGCAACCAATTACAAAGGTGCTAGAATAAGCGCAACGGATGGGAATAAAAGAATATTTGTCCCATATGATTACAGTCTAAATACGGCCGAAAACCATTGCGCCGCCGCACAAACTTTTTTTGATAAAGATGAAAGGTTTAAGATTAAAGTTAAAAAGAGAAGCGGTTTGGTATTCAATGGTGATTACTTCTGGACATGGGATATTATAGGTGAAAAAGAAAACTAACATTAATTAATTGTATATTGTGGCAGGGTATTGTATCCTGCCACAATAATACTTGGAAAGGCGAAAACAATGAAAAACTACCAAATTGAAATCGGTTCAATATCAGCGGATTCACATCAGATATTCATAGGTGATCCATGCCACGTTTTGAATCCTGATAACAAGGAGCAGGCAGAAAAAACATGGGAAGAGATTTGCGACAACTACAACAAGGAATATTTTAACCTTGGTTTTAACGGTGCGTCCAATAGCAGCGGACTAGGTGTGAATGTCGCTACGGGCAGAAGCGGCGGGTTTCCTATTTACGCAGAGATAGATCCCGACAACAATGAGATTGTCAATATCACTATTAAGATCAGGAAATAAAACAATGTTTAAATTCTTACAGAGTCTTATCATTTGCGCCGCGCTTGTCTTATCGGCTAGCGTAGTCGCAGATACTTTACCTTTATTTATTGAACTGTGTATCTTAGGTGTTGCGGTTTTGGCAGCATATGTCGCTTATAAGTTGGAGGATGTAAAATGAGAGGAGCGGGCATTGCCCGCTCTTTTCTTTTCTGAAGCTGGTGCGCTCGAACCATGAAACAAGGATTCTATCTTTTATAAAAAAAAATAAAAGGCCGCAAGGCCGCAAGGATTCTCTCTATTATAAAAAAAGGCGTAAGGCCGCAAGGCCGCCAGCAAACCAAACAATCCATAAATAAAATATATTGTTGCATTATGTTTTAAAACATAGTATTTTAATTATACTAAACAATGAAAGGCGAACTAATGAAAAACAAACTTCTATCGACAACCGCAATATATTTTTCAAAATTCTTTTCGGTTGATAGTGCCAAGGCCGCTAAAGGTTTAAGCTTCGGAGCACTCAATGGCATCAATTACATGGCACCCGAAAAGCGCAACGGGTTAGGCGTTAACTTGTGCGCCGGATCTAGTGCCGGTTGTCGCGCTTTATGCCTCGGCCATTATAGCGGACAGGCCGCCATGGTTTCCGATATTGAAAATGATACCAATAGCGTTAGATTATCGCGCCAACGCAAAGCGCGTTACTGGATAGAAAACCCAACCGCATTCTTGGCGGAGGCCGAATATCATATTGATAAATTAGTGAACAAAGCGCGGAACATGAATCTTGAACCCGTGATACGCATGAACGGATCCACGGATATACCATTTGAAGATCACGGACTAATCCAAAATTTTCCAGATGTTCAATTTGTAGATTATACGAAACTATATAAACGTTTTAAGAATAGGCCGGTCAACCTGTCTCTTACCTTTTCGCGTTCGGAAACCAACGAAGTAACAGCCCGTAAACTGTTAGAACGTGGCGAAAACGTGGCGGTTGTATTCCTGGGGAAATTTCCAGATGAATATCTGGGCGCGCCGGTTATATCGGGCGATGAACATGATCTACGTCACAGAGATCCGCGCCGCGATGGTGGATATATCATTGGATTAACACCCAAAGGCCGAAAAGCTAAACGTGGTGACGTGTTTGGGTTTATCGTTAGGGAGGCAGCGTAATGAAGAAAAAATTAATGTATGTAAATTATTAAATAGGAGAAATAATATGAAAGTATTTACATTAGGAAGAAGTTATTTATGTACTGAAACTTACGAAGTTGAAGCTGCTACATTAGAGGAAGCAGAAAAAATACTTGAAAAGACAAGTGATCCTTCGTCTTACTATAAAAAAACATATGATGGAGAGTACCTTGGTTCATTTGATTATATAGAAGAACATGATGTTAAAGAGGAGAAATAAAACAATGAATAAAAAATTAATGTATCTAAATTTAGATAATCAATTATTAAATCCAGATAGTTTTAAAAGATTAAATGGAAATAAAAATTTATCTCAATCACAATTAAAACTTTTGAGATTAAAAAGAATATTTATAAAACAATGACAGCTGGCGGCCAGCTGCTTTTTATGGTAGAGTTAAGTTCTAGTGCTGATTTATTCGCCTTTTTCAGCACTAGGCCGCAAGGCCGCAGAGCCGCAAGGTTTCATTGTTCCTTAGGTTCTGCGGTCTTTCTCTTTTAAAAAAGAGAATAGAGCCGCAAGGTCTTGTCCAGACCAAATGCAAGGGGTCGCAAGACCCGAATCACGGATCTCGGTTGCAGAATTACCCTCAAATAAAAATACACAACGATCCTTTGACCTCTTAACCAAGATGAAAGATTGTCCACCACAGCGATTAAAACCAATGTGCCACGCTACTTGATTAGCAGAAATCAAAACTTTGTTGGATTTTGCTACCTTCAATTCCATCCAATAAACAAAACCATCTTGAGCAATGTGAACGTCAGGAATGCCACCACCATGTTTGTTTTCAATCCTTGTCGCGTGTGTTTTTTTCGGTAGTTTCTTCCTGAGAGATTGCCAAAACCTCGCCTCCTGTCCCTGTGCCATCGTCTGTTACATCCTCGTATTGACCTTCAATAAATGCTTGTGGAAACTGTTCTCGCAATTGAGCCAGACGGCTAACGATTTCTTCACGTGACATGTCGTCCACCCTGTGCGTTGTCTCTCGTCTATCAACAGTCAGTCCACCTAGACTAGACCGGATCTTCTCAGCATTGATCGCGGCAGAAAACTGTCCGGCCTCCTCCGCTCCGGTTGACAGCTCTGACAATCTTTGAAGCTGGCCAATCATTGTTACACCATAGCGGCGTTCTCGTTCTTCCCTAAGTTCTTTTACATACTCAGCGACATGCGGATAGTCTCTGCCGTTCAACAGTTTAGATGCATACACGTTTGCTTTGATCTTGCTAAACCCTGCACGTCTAGCGCATTCAGATCCAGAATAGATCCCTTCAACATATAGCTTTGCAAACTCGCGTTGTCTGTTGGT